CAACCAGATAACTGGGAAAATCTATATATCACGGGTGATGGAATAGGAGAACTTATTGGGGAAATTCTTATTTTGGATATGCTTCAATTACGCATAATGTATATTCGGTTCGTGTTCAAGGCGTGCGTATTTGCGTCATAATCATGCAACTGTAAAATTGAACTATCAGTCTTTTCTGGTAAAGCAATAATAGAAATTCCTAGGGCGCAAAGTCCAACTGTTGCAACAAGTCCACGACTCTCTATGTAGCCCTTCCAGAATTTTTTCTTCTTCTCTGATGTTGCTGATTCAACGTTTATCCAAGCAATAATCTGAGTGTCTTCAATTCCTGATAGTGCTGCTAATTGAACTGCTTCTTCGGTACTTGGGTGTCGTCTTTTCTTTCTCCAATGTGCAATTATGCTTGGCTGAATTCCCATAGCTTTTGCTAGTTTGTAGTCGCTTTCTAGTCCGGCTTTTCTCTTTGCTAAATCAATAATTTCAATGATTTTCATGATTGCCTCCTGTAGTTGCAATAACGATACTTTGCAAAAATGCACTTGACAAGTGTGCAAATTTGCACTTACTCTTCGCTACGTGCAATTCTGCACTTATACGAAAGGGCTACATCATGAACCACTGCAAATCAGAAGTTGAAATTTTCCAAGCTGAAAAAGATGAACGTCAATCTAAAACAGGCAAGTCATTCCATATACTTAAAACAGTGTGCAAGGTAAACACTGATGATGGTGAAATTCTCGCTGGCAATATTGAATTTATGTGCGATTCCGAAATGCCTATTCCTGCACCCGGCAAATATCATGTTCGCTATGAACCTCGCCGCGATTGGCAAGACGGAAAAATTAAGCCACAGGTAGCAGAGTTTGTATCTATCAATCCAACTCGCCAGCCACCACAACCACATAAATAATTTATCCGCCCTCAATGAGGGCGTTTTCATGTGTTGGTTTTTGTAAGTCCCATTTTGGGTAGCCCTTAAAAGGGCAGAGAGCCAACACTTCAAAGCGAACAGGGAAAAAAAGTTATGCCTTATTTCATAAATGGAGCGTGTTATCAGGATGCAGAAGTTCTAACGGCTTTTGAATCTCAATATCCATTCTTTAGTGGTGGTGCAATTGACTACGTAACAGCGTCAAATTTTGCAGGTGGTTTGCTCACTGCAACTATTGATCATCATGATCTATTAACGAATGCAATCACAACAAACAATATAAATTTTAATCCTGCCCTTTGCGACCCGCTAATTTTTGTAAGTCCGATACTTACTGCTAGTGAAATTGTTGAATTGTGGGGATGGGGTTTTGCTTCAATAGTGATGGTGTTTTTTTGGGGATTTGTAATTTATTCGGCAATAGAGGCAATCAAAAAGCTTTAACCAATTTGGCGGATTGTTACCGCCTAATCTGGCTCGGCAGTTCCGAGAATTTTATAGGAGAATAAATCATGACCGCAATTTTAGGTGCTGTTGATTTCGTTGGTGTTGAAACTTGGGTAGGCGTTGCTGGCGTTGCCATTATCGGTATCACGATGGCATTCAAAGGCGTTGACCTTGGTAAGCGTGGCGTCCGTAAGGCGTAATTAAGATGGCATCCGCAATGTTCTTATTTGTACCTGTAATCTTTGTTCTAATTGGAGCATTGTCGGGTGTCGTTTTCTGTTTCATGATTATGAAGGCACTATGATGATCAAATATTTTTTTGCCTTTTTATTGTTTTTAATTCCTTCTATTTCTTTTGCTGAAACTTCTGTAACTCAGTATTACGAAGCCAATTTCAACGATTCAACGCAGTGTTCTGGTAACTTCTTTTGGACAGAAAGCATAGACCAAGCTGGTGCTGATGCAATGTCTTGTTTTGGACTTAGGAGCACTGCTAATTCAATTGTTTTTTCACATGTGGCAGGACTTATAGTTTATGGAAGTTTTAATAATTCAGCGGTTAGACCTTTGTGGCAACTTGCTACAAGGCAATACTGTCCAATCGCCCAGGCCATAGCCAATTCTGATGGTACTTGTCCAGGTACACCTCCTGCATCTTGTTCTGATCCTGCGGGTACAAAATATTTATTAGGTTCTAGTTTTACTGCGGGAGCTGATATCAATAACCTAGTATCGCCTCCTTCACCTGCTTGTCATACTGGTTCAAATTGTCGGGCGCTTTATGTAAGCGATGGAAATCCAAGTTGTATTACTGATGGTTTGGGGGCTACACGTTGTTATGCTTATGGTCATTACAACTCTGATGGCGCTGTATGCGACAACACGAATCCACCTTTGCCAACTCCTCTTTCTCAGGCTGATGCGCCCCCTGCAACAGGTTGTCCGGCTGGTACTAATCAACAAATAATTAATGGAACGACATTCTGTACACCACCTGTTGCTGACGCACCTCCTGTTAATTCGGATACTCCACCTACGCCACCACAAACAGCTTTAGACGGAAAGGCTTCTGGCTCTGCAGTTAATGTCACACAAAATCCTGATGGAACTGTTACAAAATCTACAACTAATTTTGAAATTCAAACAGGTGGGCGTGGTGATGGATTGGCATCTTCTGCTGATGTAGCTGCTGTTGAAGATAAATTAACACCTAATGTTGCGCCTGCTGTTGCAGGTACACTTCCTGATCTTTCTGCGGGTGGTTCTGGTTGGTACACAAAAACATATACGAATGGCATTGAAGGTGTAGTTCAAACTAGGTTTAATGAAATGCAAGCAACTCCGCTTGGTGGTTTGATAACTAATCTAACGCCACAAATTAATGCAACTGCTATTAACGGATGTTTTACATTTCCGATTCTTTACATTGGTAACTATCAGTTGTGTTTACCGAATGGTGTTTTGAATTTTATTGGAATCATAATGATTCTAACTGCCTTGTTTTCTGCAAGGTCAATCATATTCGGGGGTTAAATGGATGCCATAATTCAAGCGATTAACAATGTAATTACATTTATATCGGAAATACCTGCATGGTTTCTTGATCTTTTCAAAAACATGGTTACTGCTTTGTTTGAAATGCTTGGAGACGTTGGGGCTTTTATCATTGATAAATTGTTACTTGGTGTATTAAACATTATTAATTCGTTTACCTTCGATTCTACAATTTACAATGCAACTTCATATTTAAATGGTGCTCCCGCTGAGTTTTTGGGGATGCTTGTTGCAATACGAATTCCAGAAGCTTTGGCTATAATTGTTGCTGCTCTACTTATTCGTTTTGCGCTTGGTTTGATTCCTTTTGTTAGGGTAGGGCGGTGATCAACATATTGCTTGGCTCCTCAGGGTCGGGTAAGAGTTTTGAGGCAGTTGCGTTCCATGCTCTACGTGCTTTAAGTCAAGGCCGTAAAATCATTACAAACTTGCCTTTAGTTTTAGATGAAATTTGCAAAATAAATCCTAAGTACAGAGAGCTTATTGATTTACGGCAATCTGATAAAACTGTCACAGTAACTTCAAAAAAATATAACTTTTTTCACCGTAAGCACGAGACTTTTGAAGAAGACATTGTTGTTAAGCCGTTCGCACATATATCTGATTATGGTGATGCATGGCGACATCCAGATAAAGGTTTTGGGCCGCTGTACATAATTGACGAATGCCATAAATCATTACTGAGAGGGCATACATCAGTTGAAGTTGAGGAATGGTTTGCAGAGCATCGACACGAGTTTGCTGATGTGCTTCTGATTACGCAGTCCTATGGCAAAGTATCAAAAAGTATTATTGATAATGTCCAATTGGTTTATAGAGTTAGAAAGGCAACTGCTTTTGGTTCGGACAAGAGCTACATACGGAAAGTGCAAGACGGCGTTCGTGGCGAGGTAATGAACGAAACTATACGCAAATATAAGCCTGAGTTTTTTAAGTACTACATATCACATACAAAATCTGCATCGGTAGGAACTGAGGATACTGCCTCCGATGTAGTACCAATTTGGAAAAGGTGGCCTTTTGTCGGAGCAAGCATTTGTTTGGTTATTGTTGTTCTTCTTCTTGTCAATGGTGCTTCGGTCAATCCTATGGAAGCTGCTAAGCCTGTTCAGGTTAGAGAGCAGACACAAGAAAAAACTAATCCGATTCGCAATGCGAATTATGCGAATGCTCAGAAGGCTCCGGTAGCCAAAAAATCTGAAAAAGATATGCCTGAAAAAGGTGTTTTCGGAAATGGAAAAAGACATCCGTTCGATGGTCTAAATATTCACATAAGCGCGTATTTAGAATCCTCAGAGCGTTGGTTATATCACTTTATTGCTGATAGGAATGCTCAAGAGAGGATTACCCTAACTCAAAAGACTTTAATGGATTCTGGCTATGTTGTAGAGCGTTTAAGTGATTGTTCTGCTGTTCTACGCTATGAAGAAGTAAAGTTTTTTGTTGTCTGTGATAGTCCGTCTGTTGGCATGGGTTCACATATGCCTTCTTTTGGAAGCTGATATTTTGTCTCTAGAAGCCTATCCAGTGTTAAGTACCTCGCAAAAGTGCCGTCTTTTGCCGTTCATGAATAAATGCTGTTGCCGCTTTGTTGATTCGGTCATCCCGAATCAGGCAACATTTATTCACGCTCATAGTGATGATTGTTTAGGTAATTTCGCGCCCGAGTACTTGCCGCAGCGAAGCGAGGAAGGAACGCAGGGCGGCGAAGCCGCCCTTAACTTGTATCAGGGACAAGTAAGAACAGGGAATGGTAGTAAATGGCTCTAAACGGTCGTTTTAGGATATAAAACTTTGACCTTTGAATAATGAATTTGACGTTATAGGAGAAAAAAAAATGAAATTTAGAGCGGTATTTTCTCAAAATGGTGAAACGGATTTTTCTGATGATTCACCACATTTTGTTGAGATTGAGGATATTAAAAAAACTGGAAACGACAATGATGTTCTTGGTCATCACGAATCATGGGCTGCTGCTGTTGGTTTGGCTTTGGCTTCTGCGGAAACTTATGGTTATGAGCTGGTAAGTATTGAGAGTGTATAGATAAAAAAAATGCCGGTTCACCTCTGCAAAGGTCATCCGGCTCGTCAATTACTCAGATAAGGAGCAATTAACATGCTGAACAGTACGCAAGTATCAGATAACAGTCAATCACCAAAGTTTTGGGCCCGGCTGACAAAAATGAAAAACGGGGCTTTTGAGATGTCAGTCATAAAGCCTTTAGATATACCCGAACCGCGAGTTGTTGCGTCAATTGTAAAAGGAGCTGATTACAATTTTTCAGCGTCAGCTGATTACGCCGCACCGGATTGGAAAACCTATCCACGAAAGGTACAGTATATGTCACCAGAACAACGCGAACAAAAGGATGCAGAAAATCTTAGGCGTTCTATTCGTAGAGCAAAGCAGAAGGTTAGAGAGCTTTGTAAGTCGATGGGTGCTGACCATATGTTGACCTTTAGCTATAGAGAGTCAATGCAGGATTTAAATAAGCTCAAAGCTGACTGGAAGCGTTTTGTCCGCATGATGCGGGGTAGGCATCCAAAGTGGCAATATGTCGCTATTAAAGAGCGACACGACAGCGAAGAATCGCAAGAAGAACACAGGGGCGGCTATCATATGCACGTAGCTGTTAAAGGTAAGCAAGATATTAAATGGATATTGCGTTGTTGGTATCTGGCGATTGGTACTGATTATGATGCTGTCCAACAATGGTATGTACACGGTGTAAAGCTTGGTTCTAACTCCCTCGGTGCGGTAAACGTCAAGTCACCAATAAAGCGTTGGGGGTCAAAAGTTACAAAGTGGCCTACGTCTAGGCTTGCCGGATATATCACTAAATATCTGGGTAAAGACTTTGTAAAAACAGAGCATCACACAATGCGTTATTGGCATTCAAAAGAGATTGAAAAGCCGGAAGTCATTCGCTTCTGGTTGGGTGCAACAAATTTCTCTGATGCGATAGATGAAGCATACGATTACTGCTTTTACAAAGGTGCAGAGAATTTCAGTTTTTGGCAACCTGATAATTGGGAAAAT